GATGTTTTAAAGACAACCCAGAGACACTGAAAAAAGCAATAGATTATTTAAATAGGGAGCTTGTATGAAACCTAAACATGAACCTAATAGAGTTGGAGACATGGCAGAACACTATGCAATAACTTGGTTATGGGACAAGGGCTATCATGTCTTTAAGAACTCAGGCTGCACAGGGCCTGTAGATATTGTTGCTATGAAACCTAACGGTGAAATTATTTTAATTGATGTGAAGTCTTATAAAGATGGGAGACTATCTTCTAAGACAATGACTCAAAAGAAACTAGGAGTACAGTACCTACACTATAATTCTGAAACTAGAAAATGCAGATTTGTGGAGCATAGAAAATGAAAGACTTAGATTATTTGGTAGAGGATATTTACGCCTTCATTGAAAGAGAAGAGGAGATAGATCCTAATCTTATAGAAGACTTCGCAAGTAATCTACAGGATGCAGTTCTTCAATGGTCACAGCCTAAGAAACAACGTAAAGGATTACGTATAAGTAATATTGGTAGACCTGCTAGGCAGTTGTGGTACGAAGCTAGGCAAGAAGATACTGTTAAACTTAATGCGATAACAAGAATAAAATTTCTTTATGGTCATCTACTAGAGGAGCTACTACTCTTACTAGTAAAAGCTTCAGGACATAAAGTAACTGATGAGCAGAAAGAAGTAGAGGTTGACGGTATCAAGGGGCATATGGACTGTAAAATAAATGGTGAAGTTATTGATATAAAAACTGCATCTAACTTTGCGTTCAAGAAGTTCTCTGAAGGGACTCTAGCTCAGAACGATACCTTCGGATACATGGCACAGCTTGCAGGTTATGAAGCGGCTGAAGGTACATCTGATGGTGGCTTCTTAGCTATCAATAAAGAGTCAGGTGAACTTGCTTTATTTAGGCCTGGTAAATTATCAAAACCTAATCCAGTTAATAAAATAAATAACTTAAAACAAGCTTTAGATCTTGACACACCGCCAGAGAAATGTTATACTCCTATACCTGAAGGTAAAAAAGGTAATGAAATTTTACCTCCCTCCTGTGTATACTGCTCATTCAAAAACGAATGCTGGTCTGATGCTAATAACGGTCATGGTCTAAGAGTGTTTAAGTACGCTCATGGCTTGAAGTATTTCACCAGAGTAGCATCACAACCCAAGGTATTAGAACTAACATGAATACTAAGATAATGAAAAGAATAAACAGACACTCTGAAAATATTTTAATAGAATGGGTAAAGACTCAAGTACCTGAAGAAGAACAGGAAAAGGTTTCTATTAAAAATATAAAACAGTTACTACCTAGTGCAAAACATTTCTACGCCTATGGTCAAATACGACTAAGCTTTTACACTCTTAAATGGGCAAGGAAATGTATCAAGAAACTTTACAACCTAGGAAAAGATATAGAATCTATTACAGTCAAAGACCTAGAAGATTTTGTTAATAGCACAAGAGAGCGATACAATTAGTACTAAGAAAAAAGCTGTTAGCGGTAAGCGAAAACCAAGAGTACCTAGACCTAAAAAGATTGTAGCCCCTAACAATCATAAGTATGACTCTATATGGGAAGCTGTGTTACATGAATCAATATTAAAAGATTGGCATCATCATGGAGACAAAATATCCTACGTAATAGAACACACTTACGAACCTGACTTTGTTAGGAAGATAGGAAGAAAGACTATATTGTTAGAATCTAAAGGTAGGTTCTGGGACTTTCAAGAATATAATAAATACATCTGGGTTAAAAAACACTTACCTAAAAACATGGAACTAGTATTTCTTTTTGCTAATCCTTCTGCTCCTATGCCTGGAGCTAAACGTAGAAAAGATGGTACTAAGAGATCCCATGCTGAGTGGGCAGGAACAAACGGATTTAGATGGTTTAGTGAAGAATCAATACCTAATGCTTGGATTGATTTAGAATCTAAAGAATCTGAAGAATTTAAAAAACGTAATGATAAAATTAATTTGGAGATGCAATGAGTATAGATGACGCAACACCTCAAGAGTGGGATGAGATGAATGCTAGAAGGATTGAAGAAGAAGATCCTTTAAGGAAAGGCACATCTACTCTTGGTAAAACTTATTCTAAACTTATTAATAGTGCTATGGTAGATAACATAAATAATCCAGAACACTATAATCAAGGCGCAGTAGAATGCATAGAAGCTATAGAAGCTATGCTTACTCCTGATGAATTTGTAGGTTACTTACGTGGTAATTCTTTAAAATACAGATGGAGAATGCGATACAAAGGATCTCCCATTGACGATCAACGTAAGGCAGCTTGGTATGAAAATAAACTTTTAGAATACTGGACGGAGAATGAGGATGACTTGGGACAGAAAAGCTGAAAGAACTAAAAAATTTAATAAGAGAAAAGATTCAAAAAATAAAGCTAAAACTAAAAATTATAGAAAGTCGCAATTAAGAGAAGAGGAAGGGTTAGATGATATTAAAAACTGGAACAGTGGATTACTTGGGGATTCAGATTGATTACAATAAAGAAGATAACCTAAACGAGTTTTCTAAAGAAACTTTAAAAGATAGATATTTATGGGAGGATGAAAGTCATGCTCAAGAAGCTTTTGCAAGGGCCTCTGTATTTAGTGCAACTTATAAAGGACATACTGATTTCGATCTTGCACAGCGACTATATAATTACTCAAGCGATAATTGGTTCATGTTTAGCACTCCTATCTTATCTAACGGAGGAACCAAGCGTGGTCTACCTATCTCTTGCTTTCTTAATTATGTTCCTGACTCAAGGCGTGGTCTTTCTGATCATTATGATGAGAACATATGGCTGGCAAGCACAGGTGGAGGTATCGGTGGCTATTGGGGGAGCGTTCGCAGTAATGGTGTATCTACTAGTAACGGCTCTGAGTCTACTGGCAGCATACCATTCATGCATGTCGTAGACAGTCAGATGTTAGCCTTTAATCAGGGAGTCACAAGGAGGGGTTCTTATGCAGCATATATGGATATATCTCACCCAGAAATTGAAGAGTTCATCAACATGCGTAAAACAACTGGTGGTGATCTTAACCGTAAGTGCCTTAATCTGCATAATGGCGTATCCATTAATGACAAATTCTTGTCTGCTGTTCGTGATGATGACGATTGGAGACTCGTTGACCCTAAGTCCAACCTTGCAACCAGGATTGTTTCCGCACGAGATCTGTGGTTCCAGCTAATACACACCAGAGCAGAGACAGGTGAACCGTACATAGTAAATCTAGATAGATGTAATGAGGAAATGCCCCAACAACAAAAAGATATGGGGTTAAAAATATGTCAAAGCAATTTATGTTCTGAAATTACGTTACCTACAGATGAAGAACGAACAGCCGTTTGTTGTTTGTCTAGTGTTAACTTAGAATATTTTGATGCTTGGAAAGATGACTATAGTTTTATTCCTGATCTAGTTACTATGCTTGATAATATATTACAACATTTTATAGACAACGCTGTAGAACAAGAGCCAGAAACAACAGCGTTAACTTTACAGGAGTTTATGCCTCATGTTAAACCAGATAAAACAGGCTTTGCGAAAGCCGCTTATAGTGCATATAGAGAAAGGGCAATCGGCCTTGGTGCAATGGGCTTTCATTCTTACCTACAGCGTTCTAGATTACCCTTTGAGGGAATGTACGCCAGTAGTTTCAATAACAGATCATTCAAGCACATCAAAGAACAAGCTGAAAAGGCTTCTAGATATTTGGCTGAAGAACGTGGAGAATCTCCTGACATGGCTGGTAGTGGTCTTAGGCATTCATGTCTTCTTGCTATTGCTCCTAACGCCAGCAGCAGTATTATATGCGCTGGAACTTCTCCTTCGATTGAGCCTTCAAGGGCCAATGTATATACACACAAAACTCTCACAGGATCTTACAAGGTTAAAAACAAATATCTTGAAGAAATTCTGGAGGAAAAAGGAATAAATAATGAAAAAACTTGGAAGGATATTGCTGCTCATCAAGGCTCTGTTCAACATATTGATGAACTATCTGAAGAAGAAAAGGAAATATTTAAAACTGCTCCAGAAATAAATCAGATATGGGTGATAGAACATGCCTACCAACGACAACAATACATCTGTCAAAGTCAAAGTGTCAATCTTTTCTTCAGTCCTCCAAAGGCTTCGGAAGCGCAGGAAGTCCATGATCTTTATCTTGATTATGTTAATAGCGTACATTGGGCTGGAGCTACTAAGCTCAAGTCTTTATATTACTTGAGGTCAGATGCTGCTAGATCTACAGAAAATGTTAATTTAAAAATACCCAGAATAAACTTAGAAGATGTGGAGTGTCTTAGTTGTGAGGGATAACATATTTGATTTAATAAAACGGATTAAAGACATGCTAGATTATTATAAACTAGCTGACGATGAACGAAGGCTAGAGTTAAGAATATATAAAGTTAGATGGATTTGGTATCATACAATATTAGCTATAGGCTTAGGCATAGTAATATATTTACTATGGGAAATAAATAATAAACTAGGGGGAATGCTATGAGTGTTAAAGATGCAAAGTATTATATAAGTGAAACAAGAGAGTTTGTTACATACGAAGAATTATTAAACGGACAATGGTTTTGGAAAGATAGTTACTTTGCTATGAGAGAATCAATGGTAGAGGAAGGTGAATAGCACCTTTCATAGTTTCTGTGTTAGAATGTGGTTAGACTCTTGTGATGAAAATAATACTGTTATATCTGATCGTATGTCTTTCCCTGTCTACTGTGAAAAATACAATGATTGGTTACAAGAAAAATACAAGGAATATTTAAATGAATAAAATAAAAGAAGCTCTTGAATTAAAATATAAATACGAGATTAAAAAATATAAAGTAGATATTAATAATTACTTTACATCTTCAGTAGGCGTAGCAGATCATCCATCTATAGTAGATACAGTTGATGGTCTTATAGAACAACTAGCAGCAGCAGAAGAAAAACTCGCAACATTGGAGATTCTAAATGAGCCTAATGAGTAATAGAGATTACTATAAACCTTTTGATCACCCCTGGATGTTTGACTACTACGTGCAGCAGAACCAGATGCACTGGTTTCCAGAAGACGTACCATTACATAATGACGTTAAGGATTGGCAAGATTTAGAAGAGCATGAGAAAAACTTACTGACTCAAATCTTTAGACTGTTTACTCAATCAGACGTAGATGTTAGTACAGGTTATGTTGATAGATACATGCGTATCTTTAAAAAGCCAGAAGCTCGTATGATGATGGGCGCATTCAACAACATGGAATCTATCCATCAACACGCCTACAGTTTGTTACTAGATACAGTAGGTATGCCTGAAGTAGAATATAAAGCATTCTCAGAGTACGAAGCTATGGCAGATAAACATGAGTATGTAGATTCTGTAAAGGTTACACGAGGAGATAAAAAATCTATAGCTAAAGCACTTGCAGTTTACTCAGCATTTACAGAAGGGTTACAGCTTTTTAGTAGCTTTATAATACTACTAAACTTCCCACGCTTCGGGCGCATGAAAGGCATGGGTCAGATAATAACTTATAGCATACGTGATGAGTCCTTACATGTAGAAGCCATGACCCGACTGTTTAGAGAGTTTGTACATGAAAATTTAGACATATGGAATGATGAATTTAAAAAAGAAATATATCAGGCATGTAGAGACATGGTAGATCTTGAAGACAGGTTTTTAAACTTAGTGTTTGAGATGGGTAACATAGAAGGTCTGTCAAAGAAAGAAATGCAAGACTACATAAGGTACATAGCAGATAGAAGATTATTGCAGCTAGGATTAAAACCTAACTACGAAGTTAAAGACAATCCTCTTAACTGGCTTGATGACGTATTAGGAGTAGAACATCAAAACTTTTTTGAAGGTAGAGCTACTACGTATATGAAGGCTGGACTACGAGGTAATATAGATAAGGTGCAGTTTACATGAAAGAAGGAAACATAATATCATTTAAAGTATTTATAGATCGTAAGGGTAACTTAATGACAGAGTACAGTAAGATACCAGCAGAAAAAGTAACAGAAATATTCGAGTATCCTGATAGTTGTTACGTAGAAAAAGTTTTAAAAGAATTAGAACCTAAACTATTTAATCTTCATAAAACTTTAGAACAAGAGTTAACAGCTTTAAAATGAAAAAAGTAATTCTTATACTAGGATTGTTAGTAAGTTTATTCTTTTTAGGAATTGAAAGATTAAACTATTTATCTCAAAAAGAAATTAAACTTGATAATTTTTCTACCTTTAACAAAGTAGAAATATACACAGCATACATACTGATGAATGTTCTTGGTTATCCTTTATATCCTGAAATATCAAAAGAAGCTATGTTAATGTTAGACCCTAGTGTTCGTGATAAAGAAATACATTTTGAATCTGATTTCTTTTTAGAATCTAAAGTAGTTAAAGAAGCTATAAATAACTACACAAAACCTACTAGATTAGTGTGGCATCCAAATAATTACGTTATAGGTAGCCCTGAAGCTAGAGTATCTTTAACTTTTAACAGCGGTACTTTAAGTATTAAAGATAATATTGTTTCTGTTTCTGTTCCTTGTACTTGGCCTATGCATAGTGATTATCGAGATCATTCATACACTACACCTCTTTCAGTATTTCCAGAAATAAGAGTTCAAGAAGGATTGTTTTGGGTACTAGAACAAGAAGGTTGGATACATCCTTACACAGCAATATGGAAGACTAGCATATGAAAAAAGATATTAGATATAATTTAGCCATGCTCTTCGTATTATTTGCGCTGCTTTTTACAACTTGTACAACTGCTGAAGCTTTTGATCAAGAAGAAGAAGCTCATTGTCTAGCTAAAAATATTTACTTTGAGGCAGGTAACCAACCACTAGCAGGACGCATTGCTGTCGGCCAAGTTACTATAAACAGAAGAGATCATGGTATGTTTCCACATACTATATGCGAAGTAGTTTATCAGGGAGGGGAGACTAGAAATAGATGTCAGTTTAGCTGGTACTGTGACGGAAAGCACGACATACCTACTGACTCTGAAACGTGGTTGGATAGTATAGTGTTAGCTTTTAGATTACTTAACTTTGATGACATGGATATTACTGAGGGATCTTTGTGGTATCATGCTAACTACATTGAAGACCCTTATTGGGCTAGTGAACTTACTCCAACAGTAGTAATAAACAATCACATATTTTATAAGTAAGTTAAGCTGTTA